CGGCACTCATCATCAGCCACAGCGGCCGAGCAAGCGAGACGCCGCTCGCGGTCGTCGTTGACTCCGACCTTCCCGACCTGCTCGCAGCGCTCTCGCTGGGCTGACGAGGAGGATAGGGCTGCACGGAGCGCGGGCCGTCGGATGGGGCCAGGCCACAATGCGCCCCCTGCGTCTGGATCTGGACCTTCCGGGAAGGATCGGATGCTCCGGTGGACTGGCAGTACCGCGGCGGCGAACCCGGTGCTGAACCGAGTCAATCTCCGCGCGCCACGCGCCGATCCCGGTAGACGTGCTGGCCGTGCCAGAAATAGGCCATCTCCACGGCGTCGGCGCGAACAGCGGCACCGCGGCGCTCGGACTCGCTGCGGGCTCGCTCGTGTGCCAGATCGAGCCATCTCACATAGTTCTCGGGCGACCAGCCGCCCTGCTCCTCTAGGCCCCAACCATGGAGATCGTTCAGGGCGATCGCCACGAACCGGTCGAGGATGAGTGCGCGCCCGTGGGAGCCGTCGCCGGGGGCATCGGCGGCGTACAAGAACTTGGTGAAGAACGACGAGCGCAAGCAGCACGACTGGGGCGATGGCTGGGGCTGGGTCATGGGCCTGTACGAGCGCCTGCGGACAGGCGAATGGCCGGTGGCGAACCGGATCAAGACCGACTGGTTCGACGCGGGCACCCCGACCTTCGCTCAGCGTGCCGACGCGGTGCAGAAGCTCGCCGGCGGTCGGGCGCTGCTGTCCCGGCGTGGCGCGTGGACCGAGATGGGCTGGTCGAAGGCGCGGATGGACACCGAGCAGGGGTATTTCGACGAGGAGGACGCCGACCCGTACCTGAACGCGATGGCAGCCAAGGACGCGGCGGTAGTCCCGATGGTCACCGATGGTGCTGCGGCAGCCGCTCCCATCGTCGGCTGAGTCCTACGCGGCGGATCGTCGCCTGGAGATCCAGGCCGCGGTCGCGGCGGCTCGGCGGCAGTGGCGGCGGATGGGGTCGGAGTTCGATACGTCCTACGACCTGATCGAGCCGAGCCTGCTGCGGATCGCCGACACCGCTCAGGCCCGCGTGGCGGTGCTCGGGTCAGCGTACATCCCGACCGTGCTGGCCGAGACGGGCCAGTCCCGGGCGGTGCCGCCGCGGTTCGAGGTGAACGTCGACTCGCTGATCGGGACGGCCGGGGACGGTCTGCCGACAGAGGGCCTGCTGTACGGGGCCGTGACGCACGCCCGGGAACGCGTCGGGGCCGGTGTGGCCGTGACCGAGGCGCTGGCGTCGTCGTCGTCGTGGCTGTCGACGGCGATGGGGACACTCCTGTCGGACACGGGCCGGGCGGCCGAGAAGATGCAGACGATGGCCCGCCCGGTCGCCGGGTACGTGCGGATGCTGAACCCGCCGTCGTGTGGCCGGTGCGTGCCGCTGGCTGGGAAGTGGCAGCGGTCGGCGGTGACGTTCCAGCGTCACCCGCGCTGTGACTGCGCGACCATCCCCTCGTCGGAGTCGGTCGCCGGTGACCTGCTGGTCGACCCGCGCGCGTACTTCGACAGCCTCGACGAGGCCGGGCAGATCCGCCTCATGGGCTCGCGGGCAAACGCTGAGGCCGTCCGGGACTTCGGCGGCGACATGAACCAGATCCTCAACGCCTACCGCAAGGAGACGGGCGGCCCGAGCGGCATCCGCTCGGCGCAGGTCTACGGCCGCAACGTGAAGTACACGACGGAGGGCACCACGCGCCGGGGCCGGGCTCACCGGGCGATGTCGCAGGCCGGCTACGTCCAGGCCGCAGGCGAGGCCAAGGCGGGCCGGTACATGCGGCTCCGGGCGCCCCGTCTGATGCCCGAGTCGATCGCGAAGATCGCGACCAGCCAGGCCGACAAGGAGCGCCTGCTACGCCTGTACGGATGGGCCCCGTAGGGCCCCCACATTCTCCCGGCCGCGCGATGCGGGCGGGTTACCACCCGAGCGATTCGGAGATGTCGCCATGCTCAAGCCCCGCCTCGCCCGCCTGCAGTTCGTCACAGAACCGGTAGGCGGCGACCCGACCCCCGGAGCAGGAACCCCTGCCGCCGCGGTGATACCAACCCCGAAGGCCCCGGCGGGCGACCCGCCGACCGGCGCCGGGGACGCACCCCTGGGAGAGCCGGGGATCAAGGCACTCCAGGCCGAGCGCGACGCTCGGGCCGCCGCAGAGCAGGCCCTCGCTGACTTCCGCAAGGAGATCGCGGACTCGAAGAAGACGGCCGAGCAGAAGGCCGCCGATGACCTGGCTACCGCGCAGCGCGATGCTGCCGAGAGCGCCGCGAAGGCACTCAAGTACGAGGTCGCTGCCACAAAGGGAATCGCGCTCACCTCAGCACACCGACTCTCCGGGAACACCCTCGCGGAAATCGAGGCCGACGCGGAGAGGTTCAAGGCCGAGCAGGCCGAGGTACCCGCGAAGGGGCCGAGGCCGGACCGGTCACAGGGCGGCGGAGACAGCGACAAGGGCACATCGGTAGCCGCAGGTCGTGACCTGTGGGCCGAGCGCCACCCCAGCAAGACCCCCTGACCAACAACCCACGGAAGGAAAACCATGCCTGGTCTCAAGACCGAGACGTTCGGCGGCGGCGACCTGTCCTGGCTCGGCACCGCGCACGGCATCGCCAACGCGCGCACCGAGATCCTCGACATCTCCGCCTTCACCGCCGGCACGCACTACCCGAACGGGTACATCCCGTCCGGCCTGCCCGTCGCGAAGGTCGCCGGGGTCCTCGTGCCCTACGACGCGCTCGAGGCCACCGTCACCAACGCGGGCATCCTCGCCGGCTTCGTCCTGACCGACCACAAGGTCGACGGGACCGCGGACTTCGGTGTCCCGCTGTACGACCACGGCCGCGTCAAGGCCGCGAACCTGCCCATCTCGTTCACGGCGCCTGCGGCTGCGGCCAAGCGCGCTGTGACGACCATCGTCTTCATCTGAGAGGAGTCGGATCATGGCACTGTGGACTGACATCATCGACCCGGCCACGCTCACCGGTTACGTCCGGGAGGCGCTGGCCGCCATCGAGAAGCGCAAGGGGAGCCTCGCGCGGTTCCTGCCCAACCGGACCGTCCTGGACATCGTCGTGCGCTTCGTGGCCGGCTCGTCCGGTCTCGTCGCCGAGGCGAAGTTCCGGGCCTACGACGCCGAGCCGGAGGTCGGCAAGAAGCCGGGCGGCAAGCGCGTGACCCTGGAGCTCCCCGCGATCGGGATTAACGTCCCGGTCAGCGAGTACGACCAGCTCCGCACCCGCGGGGCCTCGGACGAGGTCGTCCTCGGCCAGATCCTGAACACTGCCGCGCAGGTCACCCAGTCGGTCGCTGACCGCATGGAGCGCCTGCGTGCCGTGGTGCTCCGGACCGGCGTGGCGACGATCACCGAGCTCGCCGCAGCCGACTCGTTCGGCCGCGACGCCGCTCACACCGTCACAGCTGGGGCCCTGTGGACGGCCGCGACGACTGTGTCGCGCCTGACCGACCTCCAGACGTGGGCGGACGTGTACGAGGCGACGAACGGTGTTGCCCCGGGCGTCATCCTCATGCCGCGGCGCGTGCTGCGGGTCATGGCTCAGGGCGACGAGTTCAAGACGTCCCTGGTCGGCGGCGGTTCCCGCCCGGCGACCGTCGCGGACGTCAACGCCATCGTCGAGGGCGCAGGCCTGCCGCCGATCGAGGTCTACGCCCGCCGCACGTCGGCTGGCCTGGTCCTGCCCGACACCGAGCTGCTCATGCTGCCGGAGCCGGTCGACCCGGACGACTGGCAGGGCACCGCGCTCGGCGCGTCCTTCTGGGGGCAGACCCTGTCCTCGGTCGAGGCGGACTGGGGCATCGAGGACATCGAGCAGCCGGGCATCGTCGCGGGCGTGTACCGCAACGAGAAGCCGCCGATGATCGCGGAGGTCATCTCCGACGCCATCGGGATGCCGGTGCTGGCCAACGCGAACCTGTCGCTCAAGGCGACGGTCCTCGCCTGACCCACTGCCGCGGGGGCGAGGCTCACACAGCCTCGCCCTCGCGGCCCACCCGAACCGAGAGGACCGATCATGGCGAAGATCCGAGCCGACCTCGTAGGGGTCGTCTACCCCTACAACAGCGCCGGCATCCCCCTGGGTGTGGCGCTCGCAGCCGGGGACACCGTGCCCAAGGGCGCGGTCGTCGGCCCCCACCTGCTCGAGACGTCGGAACCCCCGGCAGGTACCCCGCTGACGCCCGAAGAGGCAGCCGAGGCGGCGCGCTTGGAGGCCACCCCTGAGCAGACGTCGACCCCGTCCGGGCTAACGGAGCCCAAGAGCAACGGCTCCCGGGCCGCGTGGGCGACCTACGCCTCCGGTCTCGGTGTCGAGGTGCCCGAGGATGCGAAGCGGGACGACATCAAGGCCCTCATCGCGGCGCAGGACTGACGGGAGGGAGCGGCCGTGACCTACGCGACCCCACAGGATGTCGCCGACGAACTCGGCCGCCCCATCCCCACTGATCCTGTCGAGATCGCCCAGATCAACCGGTGGCTCGGCCGCGCGGAGAACATGATCCGTGGGCGCATCCCCGATCTCGACACGCGGGCGACCGACGCGGCGTTCGCGGCGCTCGTCGTCGATGTCGAGGCCGCTGCGGTGGCCCGGCGGGTGCAGAACCCGGAGGGCCTGCGGTCGGTCACCAAGACCATCGACGACGGGACCGTGACGAAGGTCCGGGACCAGGTGCTCTCCGACGGTCAGCTGCGCATCCTCGACGAGGAGTGGGACCTCCTGCTCCCGGCGTCCGCGCCGGACGCACTGTCCACCCGCATGTCGTACACGCCGGGATGGCGGCACGACCACCTGACCCGCTGGGGTCGGCCGTGACCCTCGGAGCAGACCTTGCCGCCGCGCTACCCGAACTCCGGGCCGAGGCCGAGTCCCTGATGCTCGACACCTGCACCGTCTCCCCGGTGACGGGGGTGGACGAGTCGACGGGTGCCCCAACCCCGGGCACCGCGGTCTACGCGGGCCGGTGCCGGTTCCAGACGACCGAGGTTCAGGTGTCCGAGCCCGAGGCGGGTGGGGCGACGTACACGGTCCTCAGCGGTCGGCTCCACGTCCCTGTCGCCGCGTTCGCGAACCCTGCCCCGGGCGTGGACCTCGTGGCGTCGTGTGTGACGTCGGCGAACAACCCGAACCTGCCGGGCCGGATGTTCCGGGTGACGGGACCGTCCCCGGCGAAGTCCTTGCCGACGGCGGACCGGCTGCCGATCGAAGAGGTGCGCTGATGGCCGACTCGCTG